AAAAATCCTCATAGGGGGAGATAGCGTTATGGGTGGAGAGCCTGGGGCAGAAGGTATGGAAGGCGAAGAAGCGGTTCCACCTAATCAAGGAGATGAGTTTGGTCAAGAGGAAGAAGCCTTCAATGGAGAAGAAGGAGAATTCGGCGGAGAACAGAACGGTGAATTCGGCGGAGAACAGAACGGTGAATTCGGAGAAGAGGACCAAGTTCCAGGTGAAAACCCGGCTCCGGGAGAAGACTCAGAGTTTGCTCCTGAATCAGAGCCTCAGGCTGGCATAGACCCATCACAGCAAGACGTAGGCGCAGAAGATGGCGTACCAGTGGATGGACAACAAGTCCCTCCAGGAGCCGCGCCTGGCGCTCCTGAAGAAGGTGGAATCGGAGACGATTCAGTAGAGGATGGGGAAGGAGTTCCTCCTCAGCAAGGTCAACAAGCACCCCCAAGACCCGGCGGAGACGGCGGTGGAATGGGAAGCCTAGTTTCTGACTTAGAAGCTTTGGTAGCAGGATTAGGAATTGGTGGAAAGCCAAAACCTAAGCGTCCACCTATTGATCCGGGAAACGGTCAGTACGGAGCCTAGTCTAACAGGTAACCCTGTTTAACCCACCTAAGAAGATACTTTTGATGAGTATCTTTCATGGTGAGTAAATCTATAACAATAGATTCTAAGGTATGCACGCTGGCTTCCGAGATTAAAGGCTCGTTATTTAGTTCTTCGTCGCTCGCAAGGGCAGCGAGGTCCTCAAGCTTTTGAATTATTAGTCTAATACTATCTCTATCTGAGTCTGAAATTAGATTAATTTTAGTTTCTTTTGTTTGTCTTTTTTCCATGAGTTTCTATATTAAAATTAAGGGATCTATAAGCTAACACTCTAGAGTGTGCATGCTTTGATAGATAGGGTGCTGTATCTACGAAATCGTAAATATAAACTTGTTGTTTTGACTCGTGCTTGCGCAAAGCTCTCCCTAAAGCTTGAATCGTAGCTATCTCTGATTTTAAACCTCTAGCATTTATTAGGTGGGTCAATTCTGGAATATCAACACCTGTTTGGAAGATTACAGTTCCAATCATAACGGAAGCGCTCGAATCGCTAATAAAGCTGTTTAAAGTATTTTGCCTATCCTCAAGACTATCTTTACCTTCTAACTTATATGCCCCAGGGATCTTATCCCTTAAAATTTCTGCATGCTTGAGGTTCTTAGTAAGAATTAAGGTTTTGCTCGGTTTCTTTTGGATATTTTCCGTAAGGGAGGCAATTATATCATTCCTGTGCTCATTAGTAACGATAAACTTATCGTACACTTCAAAGTAAGAAAGTCCTAGGGTTTCACTTTCAGGAGCCTCAGGAAGTTCTATCATTTGGATAGAAGGAGGGGTTAGGTATCCAGTAGAAATTAAGTCCTCAGCTGTCACATACTCAATTACCCGACCTAAAAAGGAAGCTAGAGAAAGCTTAGAGAATTTTTCAGAAGGGGGAGTTGCACTAAGACCAATTCTAATGGGGGCAGCAGGGAAAGACTTTAACACCGAGGAAGCTAATTTACCTTTCGCGAATTCGTGAATTTCATCAAATATAATAAACTGGGAATCCTTCAAGTGAGTGTCCAGCACTTTTTCAATAGATTGAATAGTACAAAGGGTAATGTCTTTAATGTCAACCCCATCCCCAAAAGCAACACCGTGTTCAATACCGCAGGAGGTTAAAAACTCTGAAGTCTGATGCAGTAATTGCTTTTTGTTAAAAATAAGCAGACCTTTCTTACCTTCTAAAGCCTGCAAAATAGAAGCTATTACAATTGTTTTCCCTGATCCTGTAGGAGCTTTTATAATACACCCTTTCTCGCATAAAGCTTCTTCCACCAAACTCTTTTGGTAATCTCGAAGTTCAATAGTTGGGATAAGGTAGGATTTGAAAGAGATAGGAGTTCTATTGTCTACAATCTCGTACTCACGGTCAATAAAGTCTAAGTCTTTTAAGACACTAGATAAGAGTCCTGTTCCGAATTTACCGGAGCGGGGACTGAAAAATTGTTTTGTACCATCCCATGTCCTTCGTTTGTAGGCAGGGGTAAACTGATACCCTGGAGTTTTGGCACTGTATTTCTTTCCCAATGCCTTAAGCACATCTTTATCGGATGTTTTAAGTACGGAATGGATATTTGAAACAAATATTTTCATAATTTATCTAAAGTATACTATTATAGTACAAACTTAAAATTTTTAACAATGTCTGACCCTGAAAAATCAATTATTGACCTTGCGAAAGGAATAGCTTCACCCCCCTTACAAGGTGGTGACGTTCCCGCAAGACCCCACGTAGTAGAAGAACAACCTGAAGTAGTAACTTCTACCGATGACCTCAAAAACACTTTAGATTCTCTATTACAAAAAAGCAGAACAAAGCAGGCTTGGGTTTCTATAGACCTCCCGTCTAAGAATCTTGAAAACATACCAGCTTTAAAACTTAGACTTCGACCTTTTAAGTACGAAGATGAAAGACGACTGCGCTCTGCTACCTCTATCACGGAATCAACTGAAATCATTGAAGATTTAATTAATTCCTGTATGCAAGGCGCTAGTTTGCGAGATGTAACTCTCGCGGATAAGAATTTCATCCTATACAAATTAAGAGAATTGTCTTATGGTAATGAGTATAACATTAAGGCTCAGTGCATTGCTTGCAGAACGGAAAACCAATTAGTAGTCCGCTTAAGTGATCTAGAATGTAACCATGCAGACGAAAGCATGAAAAATCCTAGACCCGTTGAGCTTCCAGACTCTGAAGTAACTGTATTCGTTAGGCATTTAATGGCAAGAGACGAGAAACTGTTCAATAACCCGGAAGACTTAACGGAGAACCTTTGGAAAGTGACAGAATCAGTTGGTGGGCATAACGATAGAATGGTAATCCAAGGATTCTTAAAGGAATGTACAGCTAGGGATATTTCCCACCTGAGAAACGTCATCTTTGACAGTGACTTAGGGGTTGACACGAATGTAAAATATCGTTGTAATAGTTGTGCAGCAGAGCAAAATATAGAGCTTCCAATCACAGAAGATTTTTTCTCCGCGAGCTAACAGAGAGGGTTAGCTCAAACGACTTTTTACAAGAAGCCTATATTTTAGTTCGACACGCGAGATTCTCATTAGCTGATGTGGATAACATGACAGCCGATGAGAGGCGTTTCTTTATTCATGCTAGGGTTAAAGAAGAAGAAGAGAACCAAGAAAAGATAAATGAAGCTAGGAATAAGAAAGGGTGAGTATATAATATACTATGGCTACTTTAAACGGACACCCTATAACGAAAAGGCACAACAGACCATCGTCTAACGATGCGGTGCTTTTAGAACTTTACAATTCAAGAAACGGAAGGTTACAGGATGCCTATTCGGTATGCAGCGTTCATGTTTTTCCTGATGTTGCAAATGGAGATTCTTCATACTGGATTGACCAGGATGAAACATCAAGTAACTACGGGTTAGTAGATCAGGAAAAGGCTCACACTCAAGCCACGATGATTTTTACTACATCGTCGCACACCTACACCGTAGCTAATACTCCAGGGTTTCTGAACCAAGGAGACCCTGACGCATCAGGATTCAGCGAAAGTTTGTACAATCCTGCTGACCCAAAAACAGCTAGTGGCATTTTTAAAGTTGGAGAGGGTCACTTAGGAGTAGTTTTACTTCAAGGAGCGCCTTTAGCGGGGGCATGGAGCTGTGATGAATGCGATTTTGACGAAGGCACTTCTGATCCTACTTGGCCAGGACTATGGACTACAAACAACACAGACCAAGTAAGAAAGTATTTTGATATTTGGACAGTAAGGACTGGAAGTGGACCTAATCTAACAACCTTCATCCATAGCTTTGAGATGACAACCGGAGGTAATTTATCTTTTACTGAACCTTTGTTAGTTAACACTCAACACGCTTTGGTTCAAAAGTACGTAAATAATAATTCAATCGTTAAGTTACAAGTGAACACAGAGCACAACATAACAAATTCAAATATCTCTGAAGAAATTAGAAACCTATTTAACGATTCTGTAATTACCAACTGCGCAATGAGAATTATCCGACTTGCAGACTCAGCAACAGAATCAGTTCCGTTTGAAGTAGTTAAAGATTGGGAAGAAACTAGACCAGACATTGGCATAGATTCAGATGACACAGTTACTTATCTTTGGGATACTACGGAAGCTCATGCTATACCTGGAACTTATCAAATTCAAATAGAAAGTGAGGTATTTGACCAAACTGTACGGAGCAACCCGTTTACCCTAATTTTGAGATAACGTCGTAAGAGAAATCTACTTTCGTTACATTTTCGGAAACGTATTTTTTAAGACCCGCTTTGGTAACATGTTGGCGGAAATCATTCCAATCTTTGTACCTTTGAGGGGGATACACTACGTAAGGGTTTTTACAGTTCCTATTCTTAAGCATTTTTACAGCTTTATCGAAACCAATCTTACCTGCATCATCATTATCAAACGAAAGAATTATAGTTTTCCCTTTTAGCTGCTCCACTTGAGAATAGGATAACATACTTCCTTGGATACTAGTAGCGTTAACCCCAACGTCTTGAAGAGTTATAGCATCTATAGGACCTTCTGTAACAACAACGTAGGTTTCGGATTCATCAAAGGGAAATAAGATATCAGACGATTTAACCCCATGCTCTTTTGCTGTAGGATTTAAATACTTCATACCTTGAAATGTAAGCTGGCGACCTTGAAAGTAAATAAGTTCTCCGTTAATCTCGTAAGGAATAATGATACGATTGATATACTTACCAGAAGTAGCTAAGTAAAATTTTTGATGTTGTAACCCACGCGCACGGATAAACTTCTTTGCTAAGTTTTCAGGGATAGAGCTGGTCTGTGGGCTTTGAACATCTAACTCTTTGAAATTCTTCAACTCTTCCTGTATTTTCCCATTGCCTGAGATATCCTTTTGAACCTTCCTCTTTAAAGGAGCTAAAAATAAGCCTTCAGGAGTATCCAGAAGTTTCTTACGAACGTTTTTTGAGGCTTCATCGTAGGAAATATTCTCGGTAAGAGCCATAAGCTGCATAAAATTCCCGGACTCCTTCGACTTGAAACACTGCCATAATCCTGTCTCCATGTTAACGGAAAGGTGATGTTTTGAGTCTGAAACAAATAAGGAATTTATCATAAATTCCGTAGAAGTCTCCACATAATCAGTAAAATTACTAAATAAATAGTCTTTAATAACAGTAGGTGGTATTAGCATATGTTTATAAATAAATTGTCTCCCAGTAAGATTAAAGCGTACATTGAGTGTAAAAAGAAGTATAAATTCAGATATATAGATAAACTATACGAAGTGTACAATAAAAGCTCTAATACAGACGCTTTGCAGTTTGGTTCCTTTATTCATAAGGTATTTGAAGATGGTATAAACGCAAAAGAATACTCAGAACTTGAAGCAATCGCAGGTTCTTTGAGAGGGACTTACAAATTCCCGAGTAAAAGAGATAAAGAAGTCCCTAACATACTTAAAAACTTTCTAAAGCTAAACGAACAGTTGGAAGAGACTGTAAGCACGGAAGCAATGTTTAGCGTTGACGTTACAGAGGATTATGCCCTTAACGGAATTATTGACCGTGTTGTAAGGGGGAAAACTGGGAAATACCTAGTTATTGACTATAAAACAAGTAGAGTCCCTTCTACACCTGCGCAACTGTATAAAGACCCTCAAATGCTGATGTATACTTATGCTGTATCCGTTATGCATAAAGTAAAGATTGAAGATATTTCAGTAGCTCACTACTACCCTCACTTGGACAAGTTAGTTTCTGTCAACTACAAAAACCCTCAAATCATATATTTCTTAAAGAATCTTAAGGCTAAGGTTTGGGAGATTAGAAAAAAGAAATCTACTGATTTCCCTGCTCAACAGAATCAATACTGTAACTGGTGTCAGTATAAGGAGTTATGTCCTGAATTCGGAGGAACTGAATCAAAACTAATTGAAGCAAAAGGAAAAGAAAAGGAATTAAGAAGGTCTAGAAAACCAAAACTTCCTTTAGGTACTGTAATACAACCGAAGAACTGTAAACCTTGACCTTAAAGGTTGTATAGTGTAGTTTACACTATTTGTTATAAATTAAAGGGTGATACAAAGAGATATCAATGCATCGGTAAAACTCTTGAACTTCACTTAAAGCATACTTGTGCTTGTTAGTAAATAAAGAGGTCAGTGAAGTCTTTTTTACGGGCTTTCCATCTGTTAGAGACTTTAGTACTCTAGTTTGGAAAATAGAAATAAAGTTATCCGAAAATCGGTGTCTCCATTTCTCTTTGAAGGTTGTAGACAATACATAGTTTACTTGCTCTAGAAACTCATGTAATTCTATATCTGAACTTATCTCATCCATTTGAATCTTTTTTTTGTTTGTTTAAATAGTATAAATACAATAGATTAAAGTAATTTTACTCGAAAAATGAAGATAAATAACGCCAGAACTTTAGACGCAGGTTTAACTCCTGTATTTTTAGGCACTACCAGAAAGGTAGAGAGCACTGTAGGTAGCTTGTATACTTTTGTATACAGGTCTCGAACAGCTACTGACCCAGCTCCTTTAATACTTAGTGTTCGTAGAAACGGAAGCCGTAAATTTAGAGCTAAAAATGGCCTAACTTATATGCCAGGTATCGCTTTAAATCATGTGTCAGATACTATTAAAGGGCTTCTTATTAAAAAATTCCATAAAGAAAGATTTATTACTTACAGAAGGCTGCAAGTATTAAAGAAGTTTAGCCCTGCTTTACATTATCGAGTATATGACGTGCGAAAGGTTCGAAATTTACATGCCGTGGATGCGAGTATATACGTTAGTGATTTATAATTATGGCTAAGAACAAAGATATACTCGAATCGAACGAAAGACTTTCTGAAGGTATTGCCGACCTTGCGAGGTCTATACGTAAGAATAATGATCAGACAACCAAAACTAATAAAAGTTTAGTTAAGACGGTTGCGGGTATTGCACAGACAAATAAAATTCTTGCGGTTGCCAAGAAGAGTTGGACAGACGCGTTTACAAAACAAGGTGACCTTGTTAAGATGTTTACTGGTTTTGGTAGAACCTTTGAAGTTACCACGAACAAGTTCGCTAATATTTTCAATAACAACATTAACACTATGAATGAAAGTTTCAAAGCTGTTAATGCGACTTACCAGGCAGGAATTACAAAAAATACGCAATCGGTTATCGATCTTAACGGTAAGATGTTAATTTTAGGGAAAGACACTAAATCCCTTAGCAAGCTAATAGCAGTTCAAAACCAGGTCTTTCGAACTGATGCGAAAAAGTCCGTATCTGTAATAACCACTCTGATTGAATCGGCTACACAGTATGGAGTAAACACAGATAAAATGGTACAGAGTATGGTAGGTCTTCAAGATCAGATGAAGAAATTACGCTTCTCCATGGGGTCTCAGTTCGATATGCAACTTCAAAAAGCATTCGCAACAATTAGTCAGAAATGGGGCCCAGAAGGGGCTGCATTGTGGAAATCGGGAATGGTCGATATGCTTTCTAATGCTAGGAAGCTGCAGATAGCTACTGGAGGGCTTCAAGGACATGATCTGACAACACCTGAAGGTTTAATCAGATTAGGCGAAGCTATGGGACGACATGCTGGGCAAGTTATGGGTAACATGCAGCAGAATCTCGGTGGGCCTATGGGGAAAATGCTAGTTGCCCAAAACTCTCAACTTATGAATCAAATGGGAGTCAATCAAGATCTGTACCACTTTTTCCAGTTAAGTCGAGGCACTCCGAATGCTAAACTTGATGACGCCTCTTTAGCAGCTCGAGTCGCGATGAATGTTCGTCGTGACCCCCTTAGAACTGTACAGGTTCTGCTTAAGAAGTTCAGTGGCGCTTTAATACCCGTAGTTGCCTCCTTAGGAGGTATTCTTCATGGAGGTGCATTCCCAATGCTAAACCAAGCCCTTCTGGGTCTTGCTTCTACCATTTATTCTGTAGTAGAATGGGTGAATTCCATTCTTCCTGACTCCATGAAGATAAATATGACTAGACCCCCCGGCTTAGGAGGTGGTGGAGGTGGTGGAGGCGGACCGCAGAGTCTCGCTCGCCAAGCTGCTAAGGCTACCCAAGGAAGTAGTGATTGGGGTGACGTTGCTACGGACGCCATGGTCGCAGGTGGCGCATACAGTACCAAATTACCAATTAAACTAGGCTCAGGAGCCATGAAGGCTTATAAGGCATTTACGAGCAAAG